CCTGCTGGTAAAATCCGTCGCAAAGACCCTGATTTACACTGTCGATCTTGCGCTCGACATTGGCAAAATCAGAGGTCAGCACATAGCCGTCGACCACGCCGCCGCCATTGCCGCCGTTGTTGCCCCAGCCGTTGCCGCCCCAGCCGCAAAAAACAAACAAAAACAGGATAATGATCCACCATGCACCGTCACCGCCCCAGCCAAAGCCGTTTCCGCTGCCGGAGGTGTTGGCGGGAGCCACAGGCATGGTCATCGTCGGCATACCGTCAGATAGAGACATAATATCTCTCCTTTCAAAATTTTATCAATCAAATCGTGGCCACGATTTTGATTACCGCAAAAAGCTCTCAAATTGCTTTGCCATTGCCTGCAGCTGGTTCAGCTGCTGCTGGCTCATTTTGCCGGATTGCAGCAGCTTTTCCACCTCCGCTTTTGGATCGCCCTGAAACGTGGCGCGGAACTGGTTAAATTGCTGCATGAGCCGCTGGAATTGGCCCATCGGCCCCGGCATCTGACCGCCGCCCATGGCCTTAAAAAAAGGATTAGCCATCAGCGTCAGCCTCCTTTACTTTCTTCGCGGACTTTTCTTTGCCCCGAATTTCGCCCACAATCGCCGCCAGACGGTCAAACTCCTCCCGCGTGACAAAATCCACGGCCTTAGCCTGCGGTGAGGCAGGAGGCGTCTGAGAGCGCTCTACGAGGTCATAAATTTTAAGGGACGGTTTGCCGCTGGCGTCCGCCTGCTTGAGATAAACGGTGGGAGCCGTACTGTCCCACAGCGCCACGGCGGCGTTGGGCGCAATCATCCAGTTTCGGGCCTCCTGTTCCCCGCTGACCCACTGCACACCGCTTTGCGCCACCGGATTCTGCGGGGCCTGCGGCATCTGGGGCGCCATGGGCTGCATCTGCTGCTGGCGCATCTGCATGAGGTTGTCCGGCATAGGCGGTGCGTAATAGGGGTTTTGCCATCCGTAAGGTGTGTAAGCCATTTTAGTCATCCTCCTTGACCCAGTAATATAAGATTGTCTCGTTGCTGCTGTCCCAGCTGTCCCAGATCATGCCGTCGCAGACGCAGACCACATGACCGGACAGCGCCAGAATATAGGTGCCTTTTGGGTGATCCTCCGCAAATTGCCCAACCGTGTAGCAGTCTGGGCAAGTGTCCGGCACGATATACCGCCAATATCCGATGCTGCGGAGATACCTCCCCCAACAAGCGTTTGCCGACGGCATATCCCCATCCAGATACCCTTGGATACAGAGCCGCAAATAAATTTCGCCCCAATCCTTGCCGGTAGCCTTTACGATTGCCCGCACGGTGCAATCCCCCACATTTTTCCCGCAGGGGTTGGGGTTGAAATGGTTATACATATTCCCTCCGGTCATCGTATAAAAGCTCAATCATGCGCACGTATCGTTCCAGCTCCGCCGGGTCGGTCCGCGCTATGATCTCTCGCGCCATCTCTGCCGGATACCCGCAGGCCAAAAGCCGCTCGTACATTGTGTGCGCCTCCTTTTTCCTACCCTCATGATACAAAAAATCCGGACAGCCAAACTGCCCGGAAACTGCCTGTATTCTGCCCTTAAATTGCCCTGAAAATATTTTGACTTTTTTGCTTTTCTCTCTTGACACACCACCAAATTGGTGGTATTATAATAACAACAAGAGGGGCACAGCCCAGGAGGAAAATAAAAATGAAAATTACTGATGGAAAGAAAACCGTAGAAATCAAGATTCAGCGCTGGAATGGTTCCGGATATGATCCGGACTGGAGCCGCGATTATTTTACCGCTGGTTCCCTGCCCTATGATGAGGAAACTGATACTTATACCGTTGAGGATGTTGATTATTGCATCGAAATGGCCAACAACAGCACCTGCGAAGATGGCGCTTGCATCAAATATGACGAGGACGGAGTCCTTGTCCCTGACGAAGATATGGTCGTTTTTGTTGACGAACTGAATTAAGGAGGATATACCATGACTGATAAGCAGTTCAGCACCCTCTTTTTCGGTGCACTTGCCGACCAAGACCGGGACATGTATGTATCAGACTGGGCGCTATCTGACATCTGGGGGGATCCGGAAGGCGCTGACATCCCGGATGATCGGATCCAGGCCTTGGGAGCGTTGTGGGATGTGGCTCATATTACGATCCGCGAGATCAGATCAGCCACTGGCTTGTCTCAGGTTGCTTTTGCCCAGCGCTTCTGTATCCCGCGCCGGACGGTGGAGAATTGGGAATCTGGGACAAGCACTTGCCCGGACTATTTGCGGATTTTATTGGCGCAAGCTGTCGGGCTGTATACGCGGGGCTAAAATATGCGGCTCAAGGCGTGCGTAAAATGCGGGAAGTTTTTTCCCGCCATCAAAGTTGAGCAGCGTGTATGTGCGGAGTGTTTTGCGGCAGAGAGATCTACCACCATACGCCCACGGACTTGCCGCGAGTGTGGCGCGACCTTTGACGGTGGCCCTCGGGCTTGGTACTGCCCCAGTTGCCGGGCCATCCGCAAAAAAGAGTCAGCTGCACGATGCCACAAAAGTGGAACAATCCGGCCTCTTGGCAGTATTGACCATTGTACGATCTGCGGGAAAGAGTATATTGTCAATTCGGCGCGCCAGCGGTACTGCAAAGACTGTGCCCCGGGAGCATATCGTCAGGCGGACCGCGAGGCATCAAAAAAATGGAACGAGGAAAATAATTATTATGAGCTGCGGGCACAGAAGCCGCGAAGAGGTCAAAAAGTCTGCGTGATCTGTGGAAAACCGATTTCCCCCGGAACCCCTCGAATCACATGCTCTGAGGAGTGTAACAGGCTCCGGATAAAATGGCATCAGGAGCGCACCCAAATCAGACAAGGAACCCGGAAAGCGCCTACCACAGTCAACCGCTTGGACAAGGATTTTATGGCGCAGCGCAAGAAAAAGCGGGAAGAAAAAT